TTAAAATTATATTTAAGCTAAACCGTTAGATAAGATTTGGTCTACACCTGTTTGAACCCCTATACGGAATTGACATTTCATTCTCACTTGCTGATTATCAAGGCTATACCACATTTTGAATTGACCGTAGTCGCTTACTAAATCTGTTCCCATAAAGAAATTGTTTTTCTTTGAGATAAAGATACGGTTAGAACCATTCAATCCTCTTACTGGAACGATTTGGAATAAAGTTCCTGGATGTAATATCGGTGTTTGTCCGTTACCTGCGTCGTAGTAGAAATAGTTTTTATTTCTTAACCACTGCGTGTATTTAGTAAAGTTAGCCCAAGACATACAAATCATACCATCTTGTGCTGCTAACAAATAATCTTCACCTTGTGCTAACATCAAGTCAATACTATCACCGATGTTTGCTGCGGTTACACCTGACGCTGCTGCTACATAAGTAACATTTTGTCCTGTGTATCCTGTTCCTGTTAATTGTAAGAAACCTGCGAAACCTGTTCCACCTGTTGTAGCTTGAAAGGTCATTAACTCTACCGCTTCCTTAACTTGTTGAACCTTGTAATTTACAAGATATTCAGCAAATGGAATATCGTTAGGGCTATCATAATATTGACCTGGCTTCAACAAAGTTTGATACCAGTATCCTTCTAAATCATCTACGCAAAGTTCTTCTTGATATTGTTTCTTTACTGATGTAATTGATTTTTGTGTGTATGATGTTGTTTGACCGCTGTTTGCTGGATCCCAACCACAACCACCTTCTAATTGATGTAATGTAGAAGATAAGATGTTTAATTCTTGTGTTCCTTTTACATTTGGAACAACTGTGATTAACGAAGCAAAGTCGCCTGTTAAAATTGTTTCACTAATTAAAGTGTTTGTTTTTTGTTCGGTATATTCTTGTAGACCAGACAAATTGAAATTAAAGTCGTATTTTTTTAAGTTACTCATTTTCTTTTTGTTTTATTTTATTTTTTTATTTATTTTTTATGTGCCCTCTTAACGCTTCTAACATTTGAACGCGGGGATTATCACCTGAACCAAATTGATATTCAACTGGTTTAGAGTTTCTTTTTAATGGTTCTGCTGCTGGTTCTTTCTTAAACTTACTAAACTCTTCTTTCATAGTTTCTTGTTTATCAGTAACCGACATTACCTTCTTTTTTAAATCACTCATTTCTTCCATCATCTGTTTCATCATACCGTGTATTGTTTCAATATTTACAACACCTGTATCCTTAATAACATCTTTTACGGAAGCCATATCACCTTCTTCACCTTCGCTTGCGTCATCTTCTTCTTCATCAACCTCAATTGCGTTCTTTTCAACTGGTTTAACCTCTATGATTTTACCACTTTCATCAACAACAACAACTGAACCTGACTTTAACTGATGTTCGCCCGCTGGTGGTAATAATTCTTCACCATCTTTAATGATACGCAATTCAGCACCAATAGCGACAGCGTCGCCTGATATACTAATTTCTGTTCCATCAACGAGGCTATCTTTTACCATTTTAACATTTTCTGCCATAGTTTCTTTTTTTGTTTCTTCGTTTATTTGTTTTTCAGTAATTACTCTATTACCTATTACATCAGCAATTAAGCCTTTTGTAACTTTTAGAACTTTACCTTGAATAGAATATTCACCATCTTTCGCTGGTTCAATCATTCCTTCTTCGGTAATTGAGTAAAGTTCTTTACCGAGTGATAATTCACCATCTACTTCAAATTGGTTACCTTTGTCGTCTGTAATTCTCTTAAAAGAGTGTTGACTACTCCAACTGAATATCCAATTTTTAATCTGTTGTAATTTTTGTGTAGGGGTCATATTAATCTTCTTTGTTTAATAGATTTTCAATCTCTGTTAATATATATGTATCTATATCTATATTGGAGTGTTTTTTATGACTTTCGTAAAACTTTGTTAATTTACTTTCAAAATATCCCTCTAACGAGAAACCTTTTACCTTTCCATTCTCAACAAAATCATTATAGAACTTTTGGTTCTTACTACAATCAACTACCCCGAACCAGGTTCCTGGCTCACAAGTAAATCCATATTGATTAGATTTATCGTTATTAGGGTCATCAACAATCCAACTTTCAACAAGAGATACATTATCTAATGTTTGATTGGGGTTATGTTCTATGTTAGTGTTAGATGTGTTCTTGTCTCTCATATACTTGAACGCTATTTTCTTTACACTTTCTTTGGAAAAAAATACATAATATTCCTCTCTTGTGTGAGGGTCTAATCTGTATATCAACTTGTCGGGGATTAGAACAGCACCCGCCATTAAGTATTGTTTTTTTAATTCTTCATTAAACTTTTGTATCTCCTCCGCACTAAACATACCTTGTCCCGCTCGTCTAATCGTTTGTGGTGATGGGTTGTTTGCTGTTGCTTCGTTTAGATTTGACCCTGCTATGTTTGCTGCGTCTCCTCTGTCTTGTTCGCTAATGGTCTTATACTTACCTGTTGGAACACCTTTCTTATCAAACACTTGTTGATAAACTATCTTTACAAAGATGTGGTTACAATTCGGCCCACCAAAGCGGAAGAAACTATTACCCCAACTTGATTGTCCGTATTGTTGGAAACCATTTAGGATTTTGTTTATATCTTCAAGACGATAGGTTTTATTAGCGTTAATCATCTCCTTACAAAACTTACGAGTTGTTGCGATGATTGCTGGTCTACCTGGTCTTACTGCGTATCTAAATCTTACCTTATACTTTCCTGTTCCATCTTCATAGTCCATTACAGATTTATCGTTTAATACATCTGTGATAGGTCTTGCGTTAATGTCTGTTGTTGCGAACTTTTCCTTTATAAAGTTTGGTGATATATCTACTGGTTCAACTGATTTAATACTATAACCTTTCATCATAAAAGATTGGTGGTCTTCACCCATCTTACTGAATTGTTCTAATACCTTATCTTGTTCCTCATCTGTTAAGACAATTTCTTTTGGTTCTTCTTCATCATCTTTGTTAAAAGCGACAAAGTCACTCTCGTGTGCGGGACGACTTACCATTGCCAAAAAATCACCCCCAGCCATTTCTTCTTCATCGTCTATAAATAATTCTACTATTTTCATACTATTATATATTGTTTTATTTAGATTTTAGACCTTTGTTGTATTATTCTGTCTGTCTCTTGTTGGGACGACATTTCACTTGCTACTACATAGGTTTTGAATATCGGTGGTTCACTATTATTATTAATATTACCATTAAATCCTGAATAGTTGTAGTCCCTTGCTCCACCACCTAACGCGTTGATTGTTTCTAATTGTGGTCTATACATCTGTGTTGAAGCTCTATTCACCACAAACTCTCCACCTTCTAATTCACCAAATGGTGTTGCTATACCACCCATAGCGTGTGTTGGCCCTTGTAATACACCACCCATCGCCTTTCTAATTCTAACCTCTGGAACATCTACTGTTGGAACTGAAACCGCTGTAATTTCTCTTACTGTTTTAAGACCTGTTGCGATAATAGTTGCTACATTCACAACCTTTGTAATAACATCAAATGGTGATGGTAGTGTTGATTTTTGTTTAATCGCTTCACTCGCACCCACATAAGTATTAATCAACGCCTGTGATATACCTAACGCCTTACCCGCTAATGTCTCTTTACCAACCAAATCACTTAACGCACCTAACATATTCGCTACACCTTGTGCTTGTTCTATTTGTTGTTTATACTCTTTATCATTAATTGACATTCTCGCAGTAGCGTTCGCGTCTTTTGTTTTGGTGTAGGCTAACTCAATCTGTTGTTTTTTAAGTGCGTCATCACCTGCGGCAGCAATTGCTTTGTCATACGCCTCTTTATCAATCGCCTCTTTCTGTGATAATAATTCTCTTTGTAATTCAAAATCACCTTCGGCTTTCGTCATTTTATAATCTAACTCCGCCTTGTCTATATCTTGTTGTGCTATTGCTTTTGCTTTGGCACTTTCAATTTCTTTTTGGTTGTTTGCTAATACCTGATTAGATAAATTACCAGCTTCAATACTAATATCTCTTAATCTCTGTATATCAGCGTCACTCAATTCAGTTTTAGATAATATCGCCATCTTCTCATCTTCAAGTGATTTGGCCCTAATTGCTTGTATATCTAACTGTGCTTTCTTATACGCTTCACTATTTTCACCATATAATATTTTAATCCTTTCTAATTCTACATTTTGTTCTGCTAATCTATTCTTTTGTCCGTCCAATAAAATCTTAATCTTATCGTCTTCTAATTTCTTTAAATCTTCTTTTTCTTTCTTTGTCTTCGCTTCAATTGCGTCTGTGTCCGCTTTAAGTGCGTCCTTTATCGCCTTCTCTCTATTTTGTTTTTGTAGTTCTAATTCTTCTGCTGATTTTTTAGTTCCCTTATTTTCTAACTCATCT